GTCTGTTTACAACAATTCTGGTGTAACCCAGAGCATCGGCGCTGGTGGTGGCGTAACGCTTCGCTTGGTTGGAACCACATCTACGGGAACGAGATCGGTCTCCAACTATGGATTGGCAACAATCCTTTGCGTTGCGAGCAACACCTTTGTTGTTACGGGCGGCGGCGTTTCTTAATCCACTAAGTTTCCAAACAGCCGTGACATGAGGGTGTCCCTGTTAAGCAGGAACTCCTCATCCACGCCTTTGATGTAATCCCGCCAATACGTCTCATAGACATGGATGCCGTAGGCAGTTCCAATGCGATGGATGCTTTCCTCAATGAGGTAAGGGTCTCCATCCAGCAAATAATTGCGCTTGAGGTCCAGCGGGAAGAAGTAGCTTTGGTCCATGACGCGCACCAGATCAGGATATTTGCGCGATAGCTCCACTGGCAGCACGACAGCGTGGTAGGCCCAGATAGGCTTCTTCAGCGCCTCCGGCGTGGCACCGAGCCAATGGCGCAGGAAGGGCGAATTTGGGGCAGCAAATATGATCCCGTTGGCTATGGAGCTTGGCGACTCTTCAAAAAGGGTCAAAGGCTCATCCAATAATGGGGTGACAGACTTTAGCAGGATCAGGTCTGTGTCCAAAAATATGCCCCCATGCGCGATCAAGATTTCCATCCGCAGAACATCGGACTGATATTGGACATGGTTAATCGGTGTTCCGGCAATAAAATCCGGTGCATTTATGGAACGAATTTCGAAGTGGAATGATGCCTTGTAAAACCACTGGTTTCCCTGTGGCGGCTCATTAATCCACATGATGATCTTGTCCGGCCTCTGATACTTTGCAGCAGCTAAAACCGTCAGGTAGTTGATATATGAAAACTCACGAGATTTTGGTCCCGTGAGCCAGATGAAGTGAATAATATTAGGAACTTGAGCCATTCAAAACACTCGCTTATCTCTGATAGCTGAAGCTGCGATAGGCTCTTGGTTCATTGTTAGATATTTTTCTTTCGTCTTCGCGTCTTCGTAACAGTTTAAATAGCAGACAAGATGGTGATCTTTTCGTGGGGAGAAGATCAGGTCGCCTTCTCCATCTTCAAAGCAGTATCCATTTTCATCATCTAATTCAGGGCGACGAAGCCATCCAAATGACCAGTGCCAGCCGCTCTTTATGAATCGATCTCTCATGCGGCTTGTCCTTTATGTTTAGACGGAACATAGCAAATATTAGCATGATCATCGCAGTATGATCCTTTGACCTTTGGCTTTCCGCAGAAAAGAAAGGTCGAGGCATGACCATCATTAACAATGTATCGGCACGAAAAAGAAGTCAGTTCCATGAACATGATTGGTTCGTGCTTGATTGGCCTAGGTTTTGGAAGCGGCTGCGGAGGTTGGACACCTCGTATGCTTTTCCTGTGTAGATTGAATGACTTAGCCTCTTTAATTTCTTTTTTGGTGGCTGATTTCAAATCAACTTTGACGTTCATTTTATAGGAAACGTGGCCGTCTAAACGGAGGCGGCGCAGCTTGCCAAGGATGGCGCTGCGTGTGGTTAGCAACTCTTTAGCAATTTGACTGCCTGTGAGGCCAGATTCCCAGAGCTTGATGATTTCGTGGTCTCGGTCATTTAATTCTTTTTTCGTAGTCATAATAAATCTCCAGTTGAGAGAGGCGGCGGGTTTCCCCGCCGCCCTAGTTTTATTCCTGCGGCTTTGGCATTTCGGTTGGCACGATCTGCGGAATATCGACAGACATCTGAGGTTCATACTTTTTTGGCGCAAACTTACGAGCCATCGCAGCGATGTCCTCTTCAATTGCAACCTTTGCCTGCTCTTCAGAAGTGCTGAACTGCGAAGCAAAAGCCAGATAGTTGATGCCGTCGATGTAATTATCATCAAGCGTTGGTGTTGATGTAATTCTGGAAAGCTTTATCGCAGCCATGATGATTGCAACATCGTAAATTGTGATGTGTTTATTCAAAATGATGCTTGCGAGCTTTGAGCAGCGTTCAAATCCCTCTTCAACGCTTCCGTAACGGCGGCCTCTGTCCCCCAAAATGTTGGCTGCTTGCTTCAGAATATCCGTATGATTCGTCATATTTTGTTTCCTTTGATTCAAATTCAATGAACTCCTGCACCTTACCAATGTGTGCAGTATTTATTATGATGTCACCTCGGTCTTTCCAAACCACGTCACCATCAAGCTGTTTCACCCGATAGTATTGATGCGCCATAATAAATTCAAAATCGTTGATCTCCTCCATGAACTCTTCCAAGGTGGGAGCGGGGTGATCAACGGTAAGCTGGTGAACGGCATTGTTGTTTGCAGATGCCATGTTCATAGTGATTAAAAGCCTCACGAATCTCTCCTTACAACTGTGCCATCCATGCGCTTTTTCCACTTGGAATGGCGACCCGCTGGCATTGGGGTTTTAGATTTCTTTGCGCCTATATGGCGTTGTCTGATGCGTTTGACTTTGGCGATCTGAGGCACATCCACGGTAGCAGTGTGAACACGATGGCACTTTCTATGGGCAACCAACCAATTTGACTCATCATCAGCGCCCCCGCACTCAAGAGGTATTTCGTGACTAACATCCCAATCCTCTCCGGGGACCACTTTCATATTACACAAATGGCACATGCCACCGTGGCGCATAAAAATGTCCACTCGCATCTTTGCGGTTATGCGCTTGCGCTTCATTAGTGTCTCTTATTCCAGCGGCATAAGCCTTCCACGTCAAATGCACTTATTGCAGTTATAAGCGTTTCTGTAACCGCAGAAACACCTTCCAGCGCACTTTTTTTAGATGGAGCAGTCTGCGCGATCACCTCTGTCATAGCGCAAGTCAAAGCCATGATCCCCATCATTGTTGGTTTCTTGTCGATGATGTCCATAATCTCATCTTTAAGTTCAAAGGTGGCTTCATCTGCAAGATCAATAAACTTTCTCATCATAATTTCATCTCCGCTCTGCGAGTTGCCTCGCTGGATTGCCATTCGCTGAATTGCATTTGGATATATTCAAGCTGCACCTTCAGCATGTTTGCCTTCTGGCGAGCTTCAACCATTTGAGTCAAATATTCGTGCCATTCCGAGGATGCTTTGACCGTCATTTCGGCCTTTGAAATTGTCTGTTCCCCGGTTGCCATCATGCGCTGGGACAGGACTGCCGTTTTGGACTCTTCCAAAATGTCGGCAGCGGCCTTTGCCTCGACCCATTTCTTTGCAATCAAACGGTATTGTTCACTCAGTGGTAGGTTGCTCAAAGTCATCTCCCATAATCAGTTTGGCTCGGGACATATCAATATATGCATTTCGTCTGACGATCTTTCCACCGTTGATGGTGGCCTGCGTCTGGGTTTCTTTCACCTGTATGTCTACTGTCCATCCCGATGCCGGATGCCAAAGTGTCGTGAAAAGGAGCGCATCGGTTTCCGGCATGTATAAAAAGCCGACAAAAGGAACTTGAAGAGCTTCTGCAATTTGCTGGGCCTTTCTTATCTTCTCGTCGGTCACAAGCCAGCGGCTTTTATGCTCTATTGCAAAGATGGTCATGTTCAATTGCGGTCTGCACTTTGTTTCAACTACCGCGTGAATCTGATCGCCTTTAACAATGATGGCATCAACTGCCGCTGGTTTATCTTTTGGTGTCTCACAGTATCTAAGATTAGGATAAGCTTTATGCCATAACTCGATTGCTCTGTCCTCTTGGCGCTTAGATTCCTGTCCCTTGGGGGTCAGAATATCCATGCCGCACCTCAAAAAGGAATGTCGTCGTCAATTTCGACCGGGCGAGCAACAGCACCTTTTGGCTGCTCAATCCGAGGCTTGTCGGCCTTTTCTTCTTTCAGCTTAAAGGCCAAAGAGAAACGCTCGCGACCAGCATCGTCGTATTTGACCCATGCGCTGATCCAGTATTCTTTGCCGTCAATCTTGCAGGAACCCGTCTTGTTCGGATGGGTGTCTTTCTCTTTGCGGTTGTTATCGAAAAGAGTGCCGGTCAGGTCTTTGGTTTCGTATGCCATCTTACTTTTCTCCGTAGTTTGCCGTTAGCTGGGCGATCTTGGTTTCCAAATCAAACAGGAACTTTTCGACTTCTCGTTCCAGTTCGGTGATCATATCTGAGTCGCGAGCAACCCGGATGCAAAAGAATTGCATGTGTTCCGGCATACGCGGGTCGAAGCTTACAAAGTCACACCACTTGCGACCAGTGCAGGCCATCTGCCATTGCATCTGTGCCATATATTTAGTGGGTGCTGTCTTTGAAAGCAGCGTATCGATGTGGGTCGATGTGTTTGGGCATTTGATCTCAATGAGACCGTCCTCTCCCACAAAGCCGTCAGGGCTGCATCCAGCGTTCTGGATTGTAGCATGGAGGACAAACCCGACTTCCTCGACAAGCTCGCCCGTGCGTGACTCATAGGCGGCTCTTGCCATCGGCTCGGTATTTGTCCCCCACGCCATTGCGGCGTTCTGATAGGAGTCCCCCTTTGACCCTGTCAGGCGCTCACAAACCAGTTCAGCCATGTAATTTGCACGGCTGGTCGAATAACCGCTTTTGGTCTTTGCGATGATGTCAGCCACGCGGCTGGCGGTCACTTTGCCGAGGCGGGCGGCAAACCATTCTTCAGTGCGCTGCTCCATCAGAAGCTCCACTTGTTTTTTGCGAGCATTTCTTTTGCGCGTTCAACCCGATGCGGCATCCACTTTTCAGCGCCGTGCGCCTCAATGCCACTCAATAATGCTTCGACAGTATCTTCGAGTTCTTTGATCCGTTCGTCTTGCTTCCGCACGATGTTGGCGAATGTTTCACAAATGCGATGCGCGAGCGTCTGTTCTTCACTCATCAAAGCCTCGGCTTGACGGATGTCGTTGTGGAGGTCAGCCATCCTGCTCATTTGGCCCCCTTAGCCGCGTCAGCCTGCGTTGCGAGTTCTTTCATTTCGTCAAGAAAATCGCCTTGAACTAATTCTCGGTCAGAGGGCGACAGTGCTTTGTAGAAGTCGCGAAACTCGTTCATGCCTTTCACAGCGGCGGCACGAGCTTTCCGCTCCATTGATGCGGCTTGATATTGTGCAGGTGGTGTAGTCTGCACAACTTTCTTTGCCGGAGGAGCTGAGCCACGATCAACAGCAGTGTTGCCATCGTCATCTTCTGTGCCGATGCAAAAAATGGACATAAGCCCATACCTGCGGCCATAAGTAATCCCGCTTCCGGTTCCGTGGGCATCCCACTTGTTGATTGGGATAAAGCAGCTCTGGCTGATCCACTCGCCTGTTTTGTGCAGGATGAGCGTCTCGACCTCGACACCGCCATCAGCGCGAACCGGAGATTGAATAACGCAGAGATCGTTGTCAGCCATTGGCTGACGGATGACCGCCAGCACCGCAGAAAGGTCTGCGTATTTTGAGCGGAAGGCAGGATTGCTGCTGTCTTTGACCGCACCCTCAATCAAAGCCTGCGCTTTGACGAGGGCGGGAGCGATAGCGGTAATTGATTCGGACATCTTCATGCTGGTTCTCCTGAGTGAAATTTATTCAGCGGCGCTCATGGCTTCGTCGTAAATGAAGCCCCAAAGGCGCTTGTCGCTTTCGATGATTTCGGCAACCTTCTTGAGGGTGGCGTTCTTGTCGCAGTCGCCTTTCCATGTGCCGATGACGTTGCCGTTTTCGTCCTCGATGTTGAGGTTCATGGAGTCGATGTAAAGCTCGTCGTCCATCCACTCGCAAACTTCGATGTAAAGGTTGCCCGAAACGATCACGCCGTTTGGCATTTCGTATTGGTCGAGGGTGTAGGTGCAGGCGGCGACCGGGGTGGCTGTAGGTTCAAACATATTGGTATCTCCTAGTTCAAATCATCTGTCCCTTTTGTAAATGCTAACCTTTACGCCGTCAAGTCGAGAATTGACACAATGTCCGAAAACTGCGAGAAAGATTTCATGACACACCGAGATCAAGTCCTTGTCGCCATTCATACCACGCACGGCCTCCCGGCCCGGATCGCCCGCGAGTTGGGCGTTACACGGGCCGCAGTCTGCTCTTGGAAGCGTGTCCCGCTGCGGCACCTTAAAGAGGTGTCCCGGATCACCGGGCTTGCGAAGAGCCAGCTTCGCCCGGACATTTTTGCCGATGAACCCGAAATTGCCGTTTAAGCCCGACCCGGACAAGGTTTTGAGGCTGTTTCGCGAAGGCCATAACACTTACAGTATTGCCCGGTTGCTGGTCGCCACGGAACCAGCCGTCATGAGGGCCTTAATAAAAGCTCGGGAGGCCCATCGTGCTAAGATTAGTTCTGCCCTATCCACCCAGCGTAAACCGCCTGTGGAGGGCCAGTAAGGGCGGCAAGGTCTATAGGTCGGACAAATACACCGATTGGCGTAAAGCGGCCCTGTGGGGCCTTGCAGGGCAGGCGAAGGGCAAGAGGGTGGCTGGCCCATATACAATGCTGGTCGAGGTCGTCGCCCCAGACAAGCGCCGCCGTGACCTTGGAAACATCGAAAAGGCTGTGTCGGACCTTTTGCAGGCCGCAAAGCTGATCGATGACGATTGCCTGTGCCGGGAAATGACCCTGCGGTGGGTTCCTAAAGGCCCTGAATGCATGATCCTTCTAAAGACGTACGAAGAAAAAGAAGAAAATTGATGGCATAGCGCCATTTCCGCTTGCATCCTTTGTGGCATCATGCCACAAAAGGACACCGGCAAGATACACACGCCGGGGAGAAACGGAGAACTTAGATGAGCAACCTCGCAGCCCTCGCAGACCGCTACGCTGAAATCAAGGCCCAAATCGACGGCCTCACCCTCGCCCTCAACGAAGTCAAAGCCGAGATCAAGGCCACGGGCCGCGAAGAGATCATTGGCGACAAGGCGATGGTCAAGATCGGCCTTTCGGAGCGCACCACGCTCGACACCAAGCTGGCGAAAGCCCTCCTGACCGCCGAACAGGTCGCCGCCTGCTCAAAGACCACCTTGGTCGAGACCATTTACTGCAAGCGCATCGAAACGGCGAACGCCTAACCGGAGGGGCTTTGGCCCCTCACTTTTCAATGGAGGTTATTATGAACGCTACAGAAACACTGAATGAGATCATCAAAACCATCCCTGCCATGACTGGCTACGTTTCATTTTACCGAGCTTGCGGCGTGAAAGATGAAGAGATTGTTGCCCGCCTGAAGGCTGTCGTTGACCAAGTCGCAAAAGAGCGTCTGTAATTGGGGGGGGGGCTTCGGCCCCTCCTTTCTGGCATTAAGTCAGAAGAAATTGACTTTTCGTGGCATTATGCCAATATTAGCTGACAAAGGGGAATACGATGACTTTACCAAGGCACATTGCTAACCAGCTGGGGATCATCATGGATGAGAAGCCCAAACAGAATGTTTCACGTGAAACACCTCGCCCAGTGATCGAAGTAACCGCCAACGAGGATGGCTCGCAGACGGTTTACTATTTCGGCAAAATGGTCGGCCACATCTACAAGATCGGCGTTAAGAACCGAGACGGGATGCAATACCGCGCCATCAGCAACTATGACGATGTGAAGCACTTTTACACCGTCAAGTCGGCCACCCAGTTCCTAATGGCGAGCCACCACTGATGAGCGCCCCAGATCGGAAGGCCGAGGCCAAGCGTCTCTCAATCCTGCTTTGGGATTTGAATTTGTCGAACAAGGAAGCCATCGCGGCCTGCGGGTGCAACCCTCGGACCCTGTTTCGGTGGCTGGCGGGTGAAAGCCCGATCCCGAAGCCGGTGCTAACCATGTTCGAACTCATGCTTGAAAAGCAGCAGACGGCGCTTGCTGAGAAGCCTGAGTCGGAGTAACGTCACAAATAACGAAACCCCGGATGGCGCTAACCTTCCGGGGCTTCTGGAACCAAACACGCACAGCACTGCGCGTTGGACTTAGCCTTAGTATTATCACAAGGCTGGCTCTTCGTGCAAGTTCAGGACACGAAATGAGCCTTCCTTTTATGCCCATGTATTGGGGTGATTACTGGCGCGATACGACACATTTGTCGGATGCCGAACACGTCTCCTACCTTCGCTTGATCAGCCACTATTGGCAGCACGGCTCTTTGCCGGACGAGGATGTGCGTCTGGCCCGGATCGCCGGTCGGTCGAAGGCCGACTGGGATGAGATCAAACCGATGCTACAAGCATTTTTCGAGCATGGGTGGAAGCACTCCCGCATCGAACGTGAGCTTAAAAAAGAGATCATCACAAAAGAGCGCTTTACCGAGAGAGCTAAGAAGGCCGCTACAGCGAGATGGGGTTCTCAAGCATTGCCTCAAGCATCCTTTGAGCATGCCCCAAGCAATACCCTCCACAACCACACTATTATAGATAATAACTCTAATACAGAGCAGTCCTTAAAGGAATGCTTCAAGCATTTCTGGGAAGCCTACCCGCGGAAGGTCGCTATCGCCGCCGCCGAAAGGGCTTTTGCCGATGCGGTCAAGCAAGAGCAGCCAGAGGTCATCCTCGAAAAGCTGAAGACCTACAAGTTCTCGGAAGACCCAAAGTTTATTCCCTCGCCGGTCAACTGGCTGAAGGATCGACGGTGGGAGGATGACCCTGCGGTCACCGCCCCTGCCAAGCAGGAGAAAGACCTCCGCAACATTCCAGACACCCAGCTATCGAACAACGAATACTGGCGCAAAAGAATGCAACTCAGAAACCTCTGAGCCATCCGCGCCCGGCGGTTCCGGGTAAACGCAGAGCCTAGGAGAAAATCATGGCTGCGACTTCAACGACTACGGTTACGCTTCCCCCGCTTCAGATCGAAACGGTCAACGTCACGCTGATTGGCGACACGCCCTTGATCGTGCACCGCTGGTCGGAAAAGGCGAAGAAGCAAATGCTCGACAAGCAAATGAAGAAAGCTTCGGCGGGCAAGGAAGCGAAAGACCCCGAGCGCGACTTCCGCGAATCGCTTTACGTTCTCGAAGATGGAACCTACGGCTTCCCAATCATCGGGTTCAAGGCAGCGGCGGTCACGGCCTGCACCAGCATCGGTTCGATGACCAAGGTTGCGGCTCGACAAGCCTTCCACGTCGATGGCGAGTTTGCGGTGATCGAAGGTGATGAACCGCAGATGCGTGAAGACATGGTGCGCGTTGGGATGGGGACTGCCGACATTCGCTATCGCGGCGAGTTCAAGAATTGGTGGACGACGATCTCGGTGAAGTTCAACGCGAACGTGATGTCTGCCGAGCAAATCTTGAACTTGATGCAGACCGCAGGCTTTGCGGTTGGTGTTGGCGAATGGCGACCTGAGAAGGACGGTCAATACGGACGCTTCCACGTTGCATCGGCAGCTGAAATGAAAGCGATTAATGACATTCGTAACAAGCAAAAGAAAGCTGCTTGAGATATACTGAAACTGTGTCGGGGCTTCGGCCCCGGCGCATCTAAAGGGGAAATCCATGAGCATGATTTACGAGTGGAAGGCTGATTCGCGTTTTCCTATTGGAGCGCAGATCGCGGCTGAACGCCTCAAAAAAATCAAAGACCAGCACGGAGCTATCACTCCGCGTGTGGTTGTTGATGACGCTGCAAATCCTCGGTCACCGTTGCATCCGTGTTTTGAGTGGGATGATGAAACTGCTGCCGACAACTTTCGGTTGTTTCAGGCTCGCAAGCTGATCGGTGCAATTGTTGTCGCCGAGATCGATGACCATCCGGTTAATCTTGAGACACGCGCTTTCGTTCACGTCACCAACGATGGCCCGCATTATGAAGCGGTTGAAGTTGCGATGGCGCACGAAGGAATGCGGAACGAAGTTCTGGAACGTGCCAAGCGAGAGATCAAACTCTGGCGGGCGCGTTACGCGGGCTACGAAGAGTTCGTTGACATCGTGATGAGCATCGACGCGCTTTGAGTTTCGCGTAGCAAACGAGCTACGCGGTCTCGGCGTGGCTCGGCTAGGCGCGGCAGGCAAGGCGGGTTTAGGCGGGTTGTGTTTGGGTCTGGTTCGTTTTGGCAGGCGTGGCAAGGCAACGGAGGCGCGGCGAGGATTGGTTCGGTTAGGCGTGGCAGGCGTGGTCTGATTAGGCGTGCTGAGGCGCGGTGGGTCGGGGAAGGTCTGGCAGGTCCGGCGGGGCGTTGTGGGGTGTGGTGGGTTAGGGCATGGCTGGCGAGGTCGGTCGAGGAATGGTCTGGCGCGGCTAGGCGTGGCAGGCAGGGCTAGGTCCGTCATGGAACGGTTCGGCGAGTTGAGTTGCGGCACGGCAGGCGAGGCGTGGAAGGTCCGGTAAGTCATGGTTCGGCTCGTTCCGGCAGGCGGGGTTGGGTATGGTTTGGCACGGTAAGGTGCGTTCAGGTGTGGTGCGGCAGGCTAGGTAAGTCAGGTTCAGGCGAGGATTGGTGGGGTATGGCGCGGCAGGCTGGGTGTGGTCGGGCATGGAGCGGTGCGGAAGGTATGGCGGGGCAGGCTGGGTAAGCCAAGGTATGTTTGGGATGGTTCTGGTTTGGCGGGGCAGGCGTGGTTAGGTCTGGCAAGCAAGGGAATGGTTTTGCGCGGTTCGGTTTGGCAGGCGAGGCTTGGCATGGTGCGTTTCGTTGTGGTCGGGTTTGGCAGGTGAGGTTAGGCGGGTTTTGGCAAGTTACGGCCCGGTAAGGTTTGGCAGGCAAGTGAAAGTTTAACAAGGGAGTTAGGGGATGGTTGAGTTCGCTACAGTTGAAGAAATGCAGGCCCACTATCAGGCCGTTCGAAATCGCATCGGGTCAGGAAACCCGCACATACGCCGCCCAACGCCCGAGGTTGCCCCAGAACCGCCGCCCAGCAAGCCTCTGCCAGCAATCATCCAAGAAGCTCTTGCTGCGGCTCCTTCCCCCCTAGAAGTCGATCCTACGACCGTCTGGGACAAGAACGGGAACCTACTGCGGCCACCAAGGGCTAGGGCTTCGTCCCGGTTTGAGGACGAAAAGCCTTACGAGTATCCCAAAATATGGCTTCAAGAGCTGACTGAGCTGGTCTGCGAGTACACAGGCATCGACCGGATTTTAATCTGGTGTCCCCGGCGAACCCAAGAGATCGTCAAGGCTCGGTTTCTGGTTTGGGCATTGGCTCGGGAGTTCTGCCACCAGCACAGCCTGCCAAGCATTGGTCGCTTCTGCGGTCGAGATCATACGACGATCCTGCACGGGTGCCGAGAAGGCAAAAAATTACCCGCCTATCCAGAGTTGGCTAGGCAGGTAAGAGCTATTCTCGATCAGCGGGCCAAGGAACCCAAATCGTGATTTCAGCCGTACAGGGTCTGTTCGAGGTATTGCATCAGGGCCATTGCGGGATTGGCGACAGGCTGGCCGTCATCCCCGTCATCGACATCGGCGTAGTTATCGACAAACCCGATAGCTTCTTCGAGGGCAGCTTCGAGTTCCTGCACTCGGCTGATCATCTGTTCGAGGACTTCGAAGGGGTCGTCGTGGACGGTAGACACTGCGGCCATGTTGATGGCGTGTTGGATGAGGCGGCTGCTAGAAGTGGTAGTCATGATCAATTCCTTTCAGGTTTAGATGCGGCCAGCGGCGGTCAGAATTTCCTTGGCTGCGGTGCTGTCAGCCAAAGTGGCGGCAAGGATGCGACCCGAGGGGCTGGTGGTGTCGTAGTGGTAGATGCGGCAGATCACATCGCCTTCATCGTCAACCACGCCCGAGAGCTTCCAGCTTTCGAAGCGATGGTATCCGTAGGAGCGGGACGTTGCGGCGGCAGTGAAGTTTTCGATGTCGGTCATAGCAATTCTCCAGTTCAGAGGTGGGTGGGGGCCGAAGCCCCCGTTGGGTTAGATCAGAAATTCGTTGGCGCGGAGGAAGGCGATGTCTTCGGCGCTTGCCATGCACACCGCCATCGGGTGCTTGAGCATGTAGGTCACCAGCTTGCTGCGGTTCGTGGGGGAGGGGAGCTTGCGGTAGGCGTTGATCAGCTTAGTCATGGTGGTCTCCATCAGTTAATCTTGACGATGCAACACTGGCATTATGCCACAAGAGAGTCAACTCGAAAGAATAAAAAAAAGAGGGCCGAAGCCCCCTTAGCAGGCCACCTCTTTTTTGATCAGCTCGGAAGTCAGGAGGCCGTCGAGGCAGGCTTGGCGGTTCCACTCGGGTGTGCCGATCACATGCCATTGCCACTTATCATCGTGGGAAGTTTTGCCCCAGCAGAAGCAGATCGCGCCAACCCCGAAGTCCTCGGCGCGGATTTCTTTCTCGCCAACGAGCTTGTTATTTTCCCACACCCCGTGCGTCGCGCCAGAAGTCCACTCGTAGCTGCCCTTGGTCAGGCGAACGCGGTAGACTTTGCCGTTCTTCTTAACGAGCCAGCCATGATTGGCATGCTGAAGGGGGATGTGTCCGAGCAATTCGCCCTTAGTGCCGTGGGTGAAATCAAAAACCTTCATATTAGCCTCCGTCAGTTAAGTTCCAGTAACGACACACTGGCATTATGCCACTAAACAGTCAACGGGTTTACGCCAAAATAGTGCAGAAAGGACAAAAAAGTGGATATCGCTCTCATAATTGCAGCCTTCGTCATCTTCGGCCTGCCAATCATCATCATCGGCGGCGCTGCCCTGTTTCCCCCCAAGCTGGACACAGACCCATATTCATCCCCAACCAACTGGGGAAGCCAAGACGTCGACTCAAAACTTAACAAACCAACCAAACCCTGATAGAATGTTCCCTCAAGCCTAAAGGGGAACCAAATGCCTGATGACGCCAAGAAGCCCGGTCGAAAAGCCAAACCTCAACAAGAACAACCCTTTGATAACTTTAAACAACTGGGTGAGGTTGTTAAGCCCAGCCTTGGCACTATAAAGTCATGGCCCGCTGATAAGGTAGAACGCCGCAAAGTCAGTGACTTAATCCCCTACGCAAGGAACGCCAGAACCCATTCGGATGCCCAAGTCGCCCAGATCGCGGCTTCCATCAAAGAGTGGGGCTGGACAACGCCTGTGCTGGTCGATGTCGAAGGGCAAATCATCGCTGGGCATGGTCGAGTGATGGCTGCGCGAAAGCTGGGCATCGAAGAAGTCCCGGTCATGGTCGCTGAAGGCTGGTCTGAAGGCCAGAAGCGGGCTTATGTGCTGGCTGACAACCAGCTGGCCCTGAACGCAGGGTGGGACATGGACCTTCTCACGCTGGAAGTTGGGGAACTTTCCCTCGAAGGCTTCAATCTCGACCTGATCGGCTTTGATGACAAGATGCTCTCGAACCTGCTGGCTGAAACCAACGAAGGCTTGACCGACCCGGACGAAGCGCCGGAAGTCCCTGTTAACCCTGTGACCGTGCCGGGCGACCTTTGGGTTCTCGGGAACCACCGCCTGCTCTGCGGGGACAGCACCAGCATCGATGATCTTGAGCGCCTCGCCGGTGGGCAAAAGGTCGACATGTGGCTGACCGACCCGCCTTACAATGTGGCCTACGAGGGCGGCACGAAGGAAAAGCTGACCATCCAGAACGACAGCATGGCTGATGACCAGTTTCGCCAGTTCCTGCGCGATGCCTACGTTGCCGCCGATGCCGTCATGAAATCCGGGGCCGTTTTCTATATTTGGCACGCCGACTCGGAAGGCTTTAACTTCCGCGCTGCGGCCCGAGACGCTGGCTGGAACGTGCGCCAGTGCCTGATCTGGAAGAAGTCCTCGCTGGTCATGGGCCGACAGGACTACCAGTGGCAGCATGAGCCTTGCCTTTACGGCTGGAAGGAAGGCGCTGGCCACCTCTGGGCATCCGACCGCAAACAGACCACGATCCTTGAGTTTGACAAGCCGACCCGCAACGGGGAACACCCGACCATGAAGCCGGTGGCCTTGTTCGAGTATCAGCTGCTCAACAACACCAAGGGCGGCGACATCGTCCTCGACAGCTTCGGCGGCAGCGGTACGACCATGATCGCGGCTGAAAAGAACGGTCGCCACTCGCGCTTGATGGAGCTAGACCCTAAATATGTGGACGTGATCGTCCAGCGCTGGCAGGAGTTCACAGGCCAAAAGGCTGTCCTCGAAGGGGACGGACGGACCTTTGAAGAACTAAAGGCAGAACGTCATGGTTAAACGGAAACCCGGCTCCAACGCCTATGAACCCGATGACAACGACCGCAAACAGGTGCTGGTCCTCGTCGGCATGGGCCTGACGCACGACCAGATCGCCAAGGTCATGGGCATCTCGGACGAGAGCCTTCGGAAACACTTCCGCGAGGAGTTGGACACTGGCGAGGCCAAGCTGAACGCCAAGGTCGCCCAGAACCTCTTCAACATCGCCACCAGCAAGCAGTCCGGGTGCGTCCCGGCGGCAATCTTCTGGATGAAGACCCGTGCTGGCTGGCGCGAGAAGGACAGGGTTGAGCTGACCGGGGCCGATGGTGGCCCGATCCAGATCGAAGCCAAGACCGTCGAGGTTGACGACTTGGATGAGGAACAGCTGGACGCGCTGGAGATGGCGCTGCTCTCGGTGAAGGATAAGCTTGCTTGACCGTTGCCATCATCCGAGGCGAAAAGGTTAACATCGACAAGTCCTTGGTAGCGATCAGCAAGGCTCGGTGCGAGCGGAGCCTGTCCGAGTTTATCCGGCAGGCTTGGCACACGATTGAGCCCAGCGCTCCCTACGTCCACGGCTGGCACATCGATTACATCTGCGAGCATCTGGAGGCGATCAGCAGGGGCGAGACCCTGCCCGATGGCTCACCTTACAATCGCTTGTTGATTAACATCCCGCCCGGCACGATGAAGAGCCTCATCACGAACGTCTTCTGGCCTTCGTGGGAATGGGGTCCACAGAACCAGCCGCACCTTCGGTTCCTTTGCGCCGCGCATAAGGTCGAGAACCTCTCGGCCCGCGACTCACGCCGCATGCGTCAGCTGATCCTGTCCGATTGGTATCAGGAACGCTGGGGCGACCGGGTGAAGCTGGCAAAGGACCAGAACGAGAAGCTGAACTTCGTGAACAGCGCGGGTGGGTTCCGCATCGCAACATCAATCACGTCCTTGACCGGCCTTCGTGCCGACCGGGTTCTGATCGACGATCCCCACAGCGTGGATTCGGCTGGCTCGGAAGTGCAGCGCGAGACCGAGGTGACAACCTTCCTTGAGGCCATCCCGACCCGCCTGAACAACCCGATCACCAGCGCCATCGTGGTCATCATGCAGCGCCTCCACGAAGAGGACGTGTCCGGGGTGATCCTTGAGAAGAACTTGGGCTACGACCACATCATGCTGCCGATGCGGTATGACCCGAGCCGGGCCATGCCGACCAAGCTGGGCTACGAAGACCCGCGTGAGGAGGAAGGCGAGCTTCTGTTCCCGGAACGTTTCCCGCTGGCGGTGGTCGAGCGCGACGAGCGGACGATGGGGCCTTACGCGGCGGCTGGGCAGTTCCAGCAGGCTCCCGAGCCTCGCGGCGGCGGTATCGTCAAACGCGAGTGGTGGCAGCTTTGGGAGGGGGATGCCTTCCCGCCATGCGAATACATCATAGCCAGCCTCGACACGGCCTACACGACCAAGGCCGAGAACGACTACTCAGCCATGACGGTTTGGGGCGTGTTCTCCGGGGGCGACCAGAAGGCCATCGCGACCAAGGTCATCGACAAGAGCGGGGAAGTGGTCAGCGCCATCCAGCGCAAATACACCGAGGAGCATCCCAAGGTGGTGATGATGTTTGCGTGGCAGCTTCGGCTGGAGCTTCATGAGCTGGTCGAGAAGGTCTCCGAGACCATGCGGAAGTTCAAGGTCGATAAGCTCCTGATCGAAAACAAAGCGGCGGGCCATTCGGTGGCGCAGGAAATCCGGCGACTGTTTGGGAATGAGGATTGGGGGGTCCAGCTGGTTGACCCCAAGGGCATCGACAAGATTTCCCGCCTTTACGCCATCCAGCACCTGTTTGCCGAGGGCCTGATCTTCGCCCCGGACCGGCAGTGGGCCGACACGGTCATCGGTCAGGTGGCTTCCTTCCCCAAGGGGAAGCACGATGACTTGGTTGATACGGTCTCAATGGCACTGTCTCATTTAAGACAAACAGGCATCATTATCCGTGGTTCCGAGTTCACGGCAGAGGTCGAAGGCCAGATGAAACACACCGGCGCTGCCCCTGCTCCGCTTTACGCCGTGTAAAGTTTATGCTAAACATGGGACTGCTCTAAAGGGGGGCATTCTCATGACTGATTATAATAGCAAAGCTCATCTTGAACTGATTGATAAACAAGCCCAGCTTCTCCGAATGATGTCTACGCCTGTGGTGATGGTCACAGAGAAAACCCTTCGCGATGAGTTCGCGATGGCGGCTCTGAATGGAGTTCTGTCAAATCCAGTTACGCAAGAGATAACTGAAAAAACTATTAAAACTGTTTGGCAAGTTGCCGACTTCATGATGGAGGCGCGGAAATGACAATTGAAAACTGGCAATACGACGATCTAAAAGAGAGACTTGACTCTCAAATTAAAGACTTAACAAACCCGAGCAGGGAAATCCTGTACGAATGCTTGATGCACTTTGAGCGTTGGGAAAAGTGGATGAAGCGCGTCCAAGAAGCTCAGTGGTATGAAGAGAATGAGCGCAAACATCTTCAGCGCAAGTTGGACAAGATCACTGACATCATTGAGCGGGATGTGAACAATGATTAGCAAAGACAAAACCTACACTACGCTGCGCGGTATGCCTGTCCGCATCTATGCGACAGACGCTGGTGGTTTGTTTCCTGTTCATGGCGCTATCTTTAACGATGGCATGTGGAACGGCATGAAGTGGACGGAAGAAGGTAAAACACTTTTTACAACCACATCTTGCATGGTCAACACGGTTGATGACCTCGCTGAAGTGAAGCCCCGCATCAAGCGCACGGTGTGGCTGCATGTCTATCGGGACACTACATTTGCTTCAGATACGCGCATCCCAAGGCAAATGGGAAATCCGCTTGCTATGGTGCAGGTTGAGATTGACTGCGAAGAGGGAGACGGGCTGTGACCGACGATCTTGTGAAGCGGC